TGCAAATGGTTGTGCCCAGCTCGAGGGCGTGATAGTAATCTCAGTATCACCGGGTGGCAGTTTGAACTGCTCCCATTGATTGCCAATAGTATGAAGAGTGCGGTTCTCAGACCCATTCAAATAGGTCTTAGCATTGGCAACATCAATGGTCAGTACATCGCCATTTGAAAACCGGTTCTTGATGTCTGTCCACCAATTTACGTGTTGCCAGTCAAATTGAACCGCAATCAATTTCATCGCAGCTTGTCCCCATGTGTTGTTGCGTTCAAACCAAACGGAAAATGCTTCAACGTTCTCACTGATCATGTCTGGACGAGTCAAAGGTGGCAAAGAGGCGGTCATTTCACGACCACTTTTTCCATTCCATGGAGAGACTTCAAAATTAATGCTCGAGCCGAATCTGCTTAATCTAGCTTGCATTAACTTATCATTTGTGAATTTCGATCGATCAAGTGACATGGTTCCCACTTTCTGGTCTTTAACATAACAATCGACCTGAATCTCGTCTTTGACAGCATTATTGTCTGTGACCACCATTTGATACTGAACTTTGCCACCAGCCTCAAGTGTTAACTCCATGCGTCCCAATTCGGACACTGTTGTCTCAAAGTGGAGCATCATAGATACGGTAAAGTTGTTGTTGCGCGTATTTTGGCTTGTGGCGGTAATTGGTATCTTGGCAGCCGGGCCATTCCAATAAGTCCCAGTTGAAGCATATGCAGGTTCCATATGCGGCCCGTTGTAGCTGTCATTGGCATAATTGATTGATCCAGTCTGCTTGTTTGGTTTGCTTGAATCACCGCCCCAATTCGGATTGTTAGTGGCTGATTGATTGTATATCGTGCCGGATATTGGTGCTGAGAAATCTCCGTTTAGCCCTTTCTCCGATACGTCGGTGGTGAAGCCATCTATTTCTTGCGTGCCAAATTGGAGAATACCGGGGCGATCATTAACAATCCCAACCATGCCGTTATCAGCGTGCATAGTTGCTGTAATAACTGGCTCAACAGGATAAGTGCCGCCATTATGAACCGTGATGGTGTCGGAATAGTATTCAGGATCAGCTGGGTTAGGCGACCAAGGAGAAGCGGTTGGCTCTTTCCCTAACTTAATATTATCAATACAAAGCCAGCCATGGTTAGTATCGCTTTTCACAAATCCAAACCGAATATGTGTAACTGTTATATCCGCAGTCGCTGTGAATGTAGCAGTAAATCTATGCCAAGTGGTTTGCCATCCAGTGGTAATTCGGTTTCCGTGCCCCATCGAAAGCCCAAAAATCGGGTTTGCATTGCCGCCACTTAGCAAATAATCTGAGGCTTGTCCTGTTGCAGTTCCTGCACTGACATAATAGTAACTGTATGTCCAAGTTTCACCAGATTTAATTAAAACCGCGTTTGCTAAAGGATAAATTACAAATTGGTCTAAAACAGTAGATGTATCATTACTGTCAATCTTCAGCATATAGTTTCCAAAGGGTATGGGTAAGGTTGCTCTCCCGCTGCTTGCTGCAATAGTTCCAATTGCTGATGGTCCCCATGTAACGCTTGGAACATTTCCTGATTCAAAGCCAGAATCTGTCAGCATGTTTACTGGCGTGTCCTTGTATGGCATGTTGTCAAACGTCTTCGTGGCTACCGAGTGCGCAATGCCATCGGGGACAAGAAAATTAATAGTACCAGTGCCAAGAAAATAAGCCCGATCCATATCAATCTTACCGTCAACTTTTGCATACCAAAATTCATCAGGGCGATCATCAATGATTAGCTTCTGAACATCCGTGCTATAAAGTAGTGGCGCTAACTGCCGTTCAAATTCACGACGAGATAGCGCCACAAAATCATAAGTTACTGGAATGATTCTAGACTTAAGACGACTATTGATAAGCATCTCACCATCGCTAATTCCAACAGACTGGGAAGTGTTTTCAATCTCTGATGTAATTCCCCTAGCAGCACTAAACTGCAGAACGGAACTACCAATCTTATGTCCTCCAAATATCAAGTTCGCCAATTAATAAACACCCCTTCCATGTCTTTCTCTGATTGTGTTTTGCTTATCCAGCTCATTAATTGTTGGGTACAACCATTTGCCAATTTCGCGGTTATTTTCCAGCATTACTTTTCCTTCAGTACGTTGTGGATGATTAATCTGATAAGTTGTTAATTCGATCAGTCTTGCTAGCAAATCCTCAACACGACTATTGCTACCACTAGAAATGCTGGTAACAAAGGTTTGCGGATTCAATCGGTTTATTCTGTTAGCAGCGCCTCCGAAGTCTGTGGTGCCACCAGCAAAACGTGGAATGTTCATTCGACGAGCCTTATCAGCAGGAATAACCATTGAGTGACGAGCAAGCGGAAAAACCACATTTCGTTCTTTGAACATAAACATGTTGCCATTAGGAGTGATAATAGGCTCTTGATAGTTAGATCCGGGGGCATCGTTCACCATCGCCAGTGAACTCGTTCGGAGATCATTAGTTCCGTGCTGCAAGTGAAGAAGCTTCCGAATACTGTCCGAAATATTAGCCACAAAATTGAAAGTCTTCGTGATGACTTCATTACCACCAAATGCGCTAACTGCACGTTTGGCGGCACTTGCGGGTCCTGTCGTATTATCATGGCCTTTGAAATATTTATCTCCCGGATTTGTTCCATTAAAACTTCCGATACTGTTTTTACCAGATCCGGCAGCCCCCACAACGCTTGAAGCATTACCCATGAAGTGACGCATTGATGGGTTAGTTCCATTGAAACTGTTGACTTCGCCCTTACCTTTTTCAGCATGATTTGTCACGCTGCTTGAATCACCGATAAACAGCTTAAGTCCCGGAAGAACTGTATCGTAATGCCCGATGCTTCCTTCGCCAGATTTGGCTGCATTGGTAACGCCGCTAGAGTTTCCGCCGAACTGCTTTTTATCAGGTAACACGGTTGCATAGTCAGCGATTACTTCTTTGGCTTTAATTGTTTCGGCTAATAGTGGATTGCTATCTCCCTTTAAAATTTTGGCATCGGGATTAACATCGACATTATATTTATCCATGTTGACTCCAGCAGCAATCAGCTTTTGCCTGGCATCGTCATCATTTATCAACAATCGTTTTGTCGAATCCGGTAAACTATCAAATGAGCCATATTTGACAACCATGTCAGCTAATTCTGGCATGCCTTTAGTTTTCAGGATTGCATTCTTTTCTTCAACCGAAAGGCCATTCCACTTTTGATTTTGAATCATTGCCTGAATCAGCGGAACAGTTGCTTTATCCTGAACTATTGCCTCTAATTGCTTTGTATCAAGTTGATTCCAGCCATGAACCTGATCAATTGCCGCCGTTAGTTGACTGTAGTCCCCTTTAACTGCAGCCTCCATTTGCTTAGGAGTGATAGTGTCCCACAGTCCTAGCTGATCAATCATGTCAGCTAAATCCGTTTTACCTATTGCCTTTAGTTGGGCATATTTCTCATTCATGTCGATGCTGTTCCAAAGCCCCATATTGAACAAAACATCTTCTAAATCTTTTTTGCCCTTTGCTTGTAGAAGCGCATTTTGAGTCTTGAGGTCAAGCTTGTTCCACCGACCAGAATTAACGAGCGCATCAACCAACGGAATGTTAGCCTTGTCTTTTACCAAGACTTGCTTGTCTTCCATATCTAGTTGATTCCATGTACCAGCTTGAATAATCGCGTCAACAAGCGGTGCATAGTCTCCTTTGACAACCGCCTGCTGCTGTTCAAGCGTTAAATCATTCCAAGAAACCATGCGCTTCATAAGATCAGCCAAATCTTTTCGGCCAGTCTCTTTGATGATTGCGTTCTTCTCATCGACGCTAAGCGAATTCCACTTATCAGTTGATGCCAGTGCTATGGCAATTGTTTCTTTTGCATTAGTGCTAATCTTTGCATTTTTTAAGTCAAAGGTTAGACGCTTCCACCCTTCTTTGGTATTAGCTGTATCGTGCAACACCTCCGGAAGATTCGTGATAACTTTGCCTGTTTTTGGATCAAGTACTAGCTTGTTCCAATCGTTGCCAGCTTTCTTGACGTTCTTGCTCATTCCATCTGATACAGCGGCGGCAAACTGCTTTGTGTCCTTAACCCCCTTGCTCATCGCATCGGAATATGCATTCATCGCCTTTTTAGCTTGAGACGCCGTCGCACCAAACTCTGTTTGAAGTTGTTCTTGAATCGTCTTGTTGGATAGTCCTTGCGCTTTCATTGCTTGGATCGCACCCGCATAAATCACGCTCATGTTGCTTTGATGATCTTTTTCCAGCTTTTCAAGATCTTTATTCTTTTTAGCCGTACTCAACTCAGCAGAGTTTTTAATGGCAGCATAATGTTTGCCATAAGTATCAGTTTCGTCAGCAAATGCCTGTTGCATCTGGCTGTACTGTTCCTTAGCCGCTGCTTGACTCATCCGAATCTTTTCGCCATTAATAGCTTTTAAGACATTCGCTTGTTGGGTACCGGAAATTCTAAGTGTCTTAACGGCCTCGGCTGCACTGCTCTTGCGCAAATTATCCAGAATCTGAATTTGATCTCGAGTAAATTCGGCATGTTCTTTGCTGGCAGATTCAGTAATTGACTTAGCTTGTTTGGCATTAGCCTCAATTTGCTTGATGCGTGCATCGTCGGCCTTCTTCATTTCTGCTGCGTCTTTACGAATCTGATCAGCAGTCGATCCACCGACTTGCTTCGCCAACTTGTCGAGTGCGGTTTGGGTATTTTTGGACGATTCTTTAGCGGCCTTCGTAATATCATCAAAGCCTTTTTTGATGGTTTTGCTATTTTGCTCGACTGTGTGGTTTGTATCATCAAAAGCACCAGAAATTGCCCCAGAGGCATCTTTCATTTTGGAAGCAGATCGGTCGGCATCAGCGCCAATATCAGTGCCCCATCGTGAAGTTCTGTCAGCAGACTCAAGAGCCTTTTTGCCCCATAATTCCCAGATGGCTACACCGGCACCGACGACTGCTGTCACACCTAAAACAACTGGGACGATTGGCCCCAATGCCGCTAGTAATCCTGTTCCGCTCGCTGCGGCTCCGCCCATGGCTGCTCCCATTCCAGAAGTGCCTTCTGCCGCCGCTGCTGCGGCTGGTGCAACCTTCAATGCTTCAAAGGCTGTCTTACTAAAGCCAGACTTGAGCACATCCATTGCAGTTCCGCCGAGCTTTGCAGCTGCAGATGCTCGCCCAATGACTCCCGCAATTCCAGATATTCCTTTGCTCAAAGCAGTAACAGGCTTAAGAGCTCCACCGATAAGAGAACTCACTGGCCCTACAACTGCCGTAAACGCTGCAAATTTAATAATGGTTTGTTGCGTGCCACTGTCCATTTTTGTAAAGGCGTTGACAACATCGGTTGCTGTTTTGATAAGAGGAGTCAGCGTCGGTAGAATTTTTTGACCTACTTCAATTCCTAAAACATGAATCGACTCTTGAAATCTCTTCAATTTGGCGGCATCCGTATTGTTTAACTGGTTAGCAATTTTGGCAGTTGTTCCGCTAGCATGCTCAGCTTCACTGGTATATTTGCGTAGCTCACCGCCACCTGCACTAATTAAGGCATTCATGCCGGCTTGCGCTTCAGTTCCAAAAGCCAACGCTACTGCAGAAGCACGTTGCTGGTCCGTCCACCCCTTAGTGTTATTCTTGATTTTGTCAAGAATCTCTGGAAGAGTTAGCGTTCCTTTTTTGAAATCAGCAACAGATATGCCTAATTCATTAAAGCCTTGAAGGTTTTGCTTAGAAGGCTTCAACAGTCTTGTTAAAGCACCACGTAATGCTGTGCCAGCAACTGATCCTTCAATCCCTTTGTTGCTCATAATACCAATAGCAGCCGCTGTTTCTTCGAGTGAAATACCAGCAGCATGAGCAGAAGGCCCGACATACGTCATTGCCTCGCCCATATCTTGGAACCCTGCTGCAGTAGCGTTCGCAATATAGGTAAGAGCATCTGTAACGCGAGACGTGTTTTTAAGCATGCCCGTTGTTGATTCTGTCTTTAGACCAAATTGCTCCAAAACGGATGTAGAAACATGCATAACATCGTTGAAGTCATCGCCAGACGCTTTTGCCGCATTGAGAACTGCAGGCATTGCGCCTAATGTTTGCGCAGCGGTATAGCCACGTTTGATCATTTCTGACATGCCGTCGTTAATTGCAGCCGTGGAAACGCCATATTCAACCGACCACTTTTTAGATGCTGATGCTAGTTGATCAAGTTGCGCACGATACTTGGCAGTAATCGCACCCCCATTTGTTAGCAAGGGCCCCATTGCTTGAATTTGGCTGTTGAAATCAATAGCAGATTTAGCTGCTGCCACAAACCCAATGGCAATTGGAGCAGTTACCGCCCTTGTCATCGTTGATCCGAAACTGGTTAGCTTAGAGCTTGCCTTTTCGGTAACAGATGCAAACTTTGATGCACCGTTTGATACTTTAGTCCAGCCGTCGCTTTGCAGCGCAATCTCTTTGCGTAAGGCCGCCATTCGGTTCTCATTTTGTGCAGCAGCGGCAGCAGTTCGATTGTACTGTGATGCAGCATTAGCTTGCAGCTTTGTAGCACGATTAATTTCTTCCTGCGATGCAGTCTCACTTTTATTAAGTCTTTCAACCGCTTTCGAATTTTCATCATACCGTTCTCGCTGTTTCTGAAGCTGAGCTTGGTAGTTCTTTGACTGGCGGCTCAATGTGTCATAGGTTGAACGCATGTTGTCGATAGACTTTTCAGATCCCTTAAACGCAGCATCTTGAGCCCGCAACTCAGCGGCAGTTGCTTTAATTGAAGAGTTCAAAACTCGCTGGCTCACTTGAAACGGATCAATGTTCAAGCTTACGGTGGCCGCAATTTGTCCGAGATTTCCTAACATGTTTTACCTCCTTTCATAGAACTAGAAAAGGAACGGAAAGGCCTTGTCGATCGTGGTCTCCCGTTCCTCGTAAATCTGGTTAAGCTTTTCAATATCGCGGAGCGTCATAGCATCAACGTCAGCTAATCGGTAGCCTTCAGAGAGCCTTGCTTTGTAGAAGTCGTCAAGGTTGCTAATGGCTTCTTTGACGTCCGCTTCGGTGATTTTTTTGCTGTGTCCTTCTTATCCTCTTCACCATCGCTTAGAGAATCGCCAATGGCATCATTGATTGAATCCAGCGATTTCAAAGAAATAGACGAGCCATCAATAACATCATCGGTAGTAAACTGGTTTTTCCAGAAATCAACCGCAAATTTGGCTAAGTTTTTCTCGTTCTCATCGTAATCATCGTTTGAAGGGCCATCTTTACGGTTTAGCATGCGCAGCTGTTGTTGCTGCACTTTTAAGGCGTTCGTAGTATCACGTAATGTTGGCTCTCCATTTCGTGTGAACACGCACGTTTCGCCTTTGATATTTAGTTTAATTTGATATGCCATGCTTACTTAATCTCCTTAGGTATAAGCCGCCCGCTGTTCGCGTATTGTGCATTTACAAGGCGACGAGTTCATTGCTAAGCCACAGTAATCGTTGCGGTGGCAGTTTTACCACCATCGTCAGTTGTGACTGTTACGGTTGCAGACCCTGCCTTTACACCAGCCACAGTTCCATCACTGGAAACGGTAGCAACTGTGGGATCTGACGTTTTGAAAGTAACTTGTTTATTTGCGGCATCAGCCGGATTAATCTGCACTTTCAACGCTGTAGATGCGCCAACCGCAAGATTAATCGAACTGTTCTCAAAGCTGACACCGACTACGCTTTTGGGGCAATAGTCGCATCTTCAGCGGTCTTAGGGAATACATAGCCGTGGAAGGTATCAAAATCGAATCCATCGTTGTCTTCACGACCAATCAACACAACATTGCCAGTGTCTTGGTCACCTCGAGGAATAAATGAGCCTTCGATACTGTCAGCACTTGGATCTGGTGTGCCGTCAACAGTCTTGGTATCAACGCCCGGAAGTGAGAACATTCCCTTGAGCATACCAACCCAAACGTACTTGCCATTTGAAAGCTTCGTGCGGAACAAAGTTGCGGCGTAATTAGGGCTAAGGTTCTTTGGATATACTTCAACCCCATTAACAACCTTAATGCCAAATAAATCAGACTTCATAACGGAATCAACATCGTACATTTCAATTGTTTCGGTTGCTTCTGTGATACCACCAGAAAGAATCAAGTACGGGCCATCATCAGCGGACAGCGTCTTTTGCTCTGTTTTAATATCCAATTTCACACTAGATAAGCCTTGCATCTTTCGTGTGCTTAGTACAAAGTCGTCATCACCGACAACCCCGTATTCAAAGGCCGAAGCCCCAAATTTTGCTAACTTCTTATTAGTTGTTACAGCAGTATCTGCCATATTTAAAATCCTCCTTTAGGAAAATAAAAAGGACTAGCCAATCGGCAGTCCTTGAAACTGAAAGTATCCTGTTGTCATGCGAAGGGCTGGGGTATCACCATCAACGTAGGAGTTGCGATAATACCTTTCCCAGCCAGCCGCATGTAGTGCTTGATATATCTGTGTTTCAATTTTTTCTTGTTGATCCCAGTCCGTTTTGTCCACCCAAAAATCTACTTGTACTTTCGGATACTCTAGGATTCTAGAATCGTCAGCATAGTCAGCACCATCACCGGGCAAAGAAGTGATTCTCACCCATGGAGCTAAACTTTCAGGAGTTACGCTAGTCCGGTTATTGAAGTCTGGAGTGCCTATATACACCTTGTCAGCAATATCCAAATTGGCTGACAGGATGTCATAAACACGTTTTTCAGGTGCCATTACATCCCGCCTTCCTTCAAGTGGCTTAGGAAAGCAGCGATAACAACTGGCCGCATGACTTCTTGAGTTTCCTCAATGAAATGTTGCGGGTCCTGCATTGAGGTCCCCGAGTTTGGAAAGTGAGCACGCCAGCCGGTATCTTTACCATATCCAACGTCTACTTCTGTTAAACCGCTCGTTTCACGGACACTTGAAAGCTTGATGTCATCTTTCAGATGTCCGCTCATATCAGTTTCACCGGTCCACTCAGGCGTTTTACTTTTTAGCCTGTCGGCAAACTTTTGTGCGCCATCTCGGACAGCCGCTCGAGCTTCTTTTGCAACCCCAAATTGAAGCTTGTTAAGATTAGCAAGCAGTTCAGCATCCCCTGTGACTTTTACGCCCATCAGCTCACCGCCTTTGCCGTAATCGTTGTCAGATCGCGCCTCTCGTAATCAGGATCAAGACCTGTGATTTGATATTCCTTCCCATGCCACTGAATTCGCCAAGTTGGTTGGATTTCCTCTGCGGTCAAAAATCGCACTAAAAAAGTCGGGCTGTCTTTGCGAGTGCCCAACTTCGTCTGTGGATCATTTGCTTCTCTGATCGGTACCTTAGGAACTTCCGCCCAAACCGTCATATGCTTAACGAGCACACCATCAACTGGAACTCCGTTAACCTTTTTTGGCTCATAGCTAACGAATGTAATTCTTTCAGTCATTCGATTAGTTCGCATCAGAATCACCATTCTCTTCCGGCAATTCTGAGCGAAGCTGATTGATAATATTTGTGGTTGATGTTTGTAAAGGAAAGCGCATGACTTCGGCGCCCATGCCTCGGTAGTCATAGTCTTCCTTCACTTGCTTCATGAGCGCTGTGAAGAAGCGATCTCGGGTTTCCGGATTGCCAAGAAACTGTTCTGGCGCTGATCCAAAGCTAATAGCCGAACTGATTTCCCCACAAGCGTCATGCACCAGTTGCATAATCATTGGGTCTTCGATTGTCTGATCAACTTTCAAGTACATTTTCAGAACCTGAAACTGTTCATCAGTTAGTGGACTTTTGTCAAGCGTAGTATCTGCCAAGAGCAATCACCTACCCAGCGTTAACAGTAACGGCAAGCGTTGTGCTGATGCCATTAGTGCTAAATGTGATTGTCGCTGCACCCGCTGCCAGATTGGTAATGGTGTAAACACCATCGGACTTCTTAACAACCGTAGCGACGTTTTTATCGCTCGACACAGCTTCGACTGTTTGAGGAGCGCCATCAGGAGTGACTGTCACCGTGATATCTTTTGTGGCACCGACACCACCCGTGAACGTTTTCTGGCTCAAAGTCACTCCGTCAGGCGTTACACTTTTGGGGTGTATGTGAGGAAGTAGCCAGCCTTTTCGTCAGCAACAGATACACCAAAGCGCATTCCTGCTTGCAAGAACTGGCCGTGAATCTGGTCATCCGTCCAACGCACCATGAAGTCTGCGCGGTTAGCAAACAGAATTGCCCGCTTGATGTCACCCAAAAAGGCGTGTGCTTCGCCTGCTGCCCCAAACGTGTCGTCAGATACAACAGCAATCGGCATACCAAGAACGCTCTTGCCAGACGGGGTCAAGATGCTGTCTTGCAGCAAGTAGCGGCCATTGCCATCTTTAACTGTGTCCAAGAAGTTGTAAAAGCTCTGGGATGCGATGATTGCACGAGAGTACGCAGGGTCCAAATCCACGTTGTTGATATGCTTCAAATCATCAATGCTAGAGATCGTCTTGGCAGTGAAGCCTTTCAGCAGAGTTGCAACAGCACCGTTGGTCGTATTGACCTTAATTTGTTGTGCGTTCTGGGCAATCAGGCCAACCAAATCAATTGCGGAGTCGTCAATAGATTCCTGTGAAACTGGAAGAGCTTGACGATACGTTTCAACAGACCAGTCGATCGATTTGAAGTTAGGTTTTGCCATTGCTGGGTTCTTTTCCAACTCGGCAACAGTAGCCATCTTGGTTGTAGCATTTGCAACTGTTGGGTAAGTGCCCTTTTGTGTAGAGGCTTGGAATACGTTCGTGAAAGGTTTCAGATCAACAACAGTCTGCAATTCACGCTGTGGTGTATTGCTAATAGTTTCTGGAATGGTCAAGGCAGCATCTGCAGCCTTGACACCGGCATTTACAGCATCACTGGCATCGGTAGGAGCGGCACGAAAAATTGCAAATTCACCAGCTTCTGTCTTTTCAAAATTGACGCCATCAGTATTACGACCACGAGTATGCAAATAAGCATTCAGTGCATCGCGATAGCTATGCTCTTCCGTATGATCGGGCTTCTTCCCACTCGGCTGTTCATTGCCTTTCAACGCAGCCTCGTATAAGTCACGTTTTTCTTCAAGATCTTTGATCTCTTTGCCAGCTTTATCATACTTGGCACGAACGCCTTCTGCCTTCTTCAGGTTTTCCTCGGAATCTTCACCTTCAAGTAAAGAACGAAGTTCTGTCTTCATAGCTGGCAAAGCTGAACGCTTTTCATCAAGTTGCTTTTTAACAGCAGCTAATTTTTCATCTAAAGTCATCTAGTGACCCTCCTTATTTTTTGTATAAAAATAGGCACCGATTATTCGATGCCTTTGAGCAAGTCCTCTTTATTCAATTGATAAAGCATTTTACGCCGCTTAAGTTCCCATTCTAGCGGCTGATCTAGCGCTTTAATCTGCTCTAGCGATCGTGCTCCGACCTTTACCTCAGTATCCGGATATGCTGGCGTGGTTACTGGAGAGACATCATATATATGATCAATTGATCTAATCAAGCGATTGTATGGAGCCTCAACATCCCCATCACGAGTCCATTTTTGGGCATCGGTATCATCAGGAATTGTAAATGCAAAGCTCGACTGACTGATGATTCCCTGACGAACGTTTTCCAGCAAGTCACGGCCAAGCTGCGTGTCTGGAGGCGTCAGTGTGTATTTCAGCCCTGTGTCATCAACTGATAGCTGCAAATTGATACCAGTTCGTCCTAACACTTGGTTCTGATCATGGTTGAAAAGCGCAACTACATTACTCATGTCAGCATTATCTAAGGCATGAGGGTCAATTTGCTCTCTAAAAGAATAGTCACCGAATCCCATTGGATCAGATTTCCGATTGAATTTTAATGCATAGCCCTCAATAACAGCAGGATGATCATCATCACCATCACGAATTTGCATTGGTGCCGCTGCCATTCTGATTTCCTTTGGCATTA